CATTTAAGTTATCAAATCCAACTCTTTTATTTAGAAGTGTGATTTGTGTTTTAAATATACCATTGTTGTATCCTGCTTCATTTACCAATCTTTCCGCATCTATAAAATATTCATTTGGAAATTGGAACGCTTGAAACTTAGTACCATCTGCGATTAAGAAATAATCTTTAATATTTTCTGAACTAAGTGGAATGTATCTAACTAACTTTCCCTCATCACCTTGAGGTAGTTGATTATCATTGGCATCATATAAGATAAACTCAATCATATCCGAATCAGAAAATCCGAAAAATGCTTGCAAGGTTCCTTCTTCGAAAATCTCTCTATCTTTGGTAGAGATTCGATACCCTTTGTTATCTATTATTTCTTTAAATGTTCTAATTGCCATTATCCACCGGTTTTATCTTGTCCTACAAATGCTTGAGCAGTACCTCTACTTCCCCACTTATCTTTTCTCTTAACTTCTTTTCTATAATATGCTTTTAATGTTAACTTATCACCAGATGATGTGTTAATAGTAACAGTACCTTCTTTTACTTGCTTTCTCTTAGATGTTCTACCAATATTACTTACTTTATAGGTTACCGTTGTTACACCTGCACTTTGTTCGGTTCTTGCTGGTACTTTGAAAGATGTTGGAAATTCAATCCAATCAATACCTTCCGATATTGTAAATGTTTGTTCTTCGGTTGAGAAGTTAAAGAATGCAACACCCTTTTCACCATTTCTCCAACTAAAATCTTTAGAATTTTCAACATTAAAGTAAATACCCTTTCTACCCTCATCTTTAACATCATTTGCTGATATCTTCCATCCACTATTTTCAGTTTGTTGAAAGAATCCATTTAATCCTTCTAATGCGTTTTGTGCAGCATTTTGTTTTTCTCTTTCTTCAGTTAATTCTTTTTGTACTCTGAATGATTCTTGTAATGCCTCAATTCTTGCAGTTAACGAAACTCTTTCGATTGCTTCATTGATTGAGTTTTGTACTGCGTTTTGTAAATCTATTGTAGTTGATGCAATTTGAGTATTAGCGATATCTCTTTGTTCACTTGCTATATTAGCAGTTAATGTTTGGTTATCTGCTTCAATTTTTAAACTTTCACTTACAATTTCTAATTCAGCTACCTTTGCAGTTAAATCATTTACATCCACATTTAATCGTTGAACCTCAGCAGTCAAATCATCGATTTGTTCTAAAGCAGTATTATAAACTGGTCTTGGAACTGTATCAGGTTGAGGTGCTGGTACATTTGGTAATAATTCAAAGATTTCAGTATCTATTGATTTCTTTAACTCTTTAACATTATAATTTGGTCTAATTAGTTTACCACTAATAATACCATCACTTAAATCGGATTGTTTAAAAAGACGTACACCAGCTGAGTTCTTTGCTGGTAATGCATCAGAACCACTAACAAATATTTTTGCAACTTGTGCTTCGTTTTTTAATCCGCTGTTTTTCATTATTACGAAATTACGCTAAATGTATAATCATCATCAAAGAAATAATCAACACCACTAATTGTTATTTTAAATTCTACTTTATATACTCTATCTACTTCCCAATTTGATAAATTCAGATTGAAATAGTTTCCATCAGAATCACAACTTAATTTTGTGTAATTTGAAAATGGAACTATCACATCACCAGAATGATAATCTGAGATTTGGTAGTATGATGTAGTAGGTAAGAATTTACTAATAGCATATTGTGCAGTTGATGAGAATGTTTTTGTTGGATATAATTCCCTACCAACTACTCTTAACTTTGGAGTTGTATTTACTTTGTATTCTTTTTTAAAGTTTCTAATTCCAACTTTTATTTCTTCTGCAGTTAATTCAGTTAATGAACCTGTTGTGAATGATGAATCATCCCAACCAATTCTAACTTTTGGTTGATGAATTGTATTTGTTTCTTTACTAAAGAATTTAAGGATACCATAATCGTTTGTATCTTCTTCAACTTCATTTGTATGTTTTACAATTAATCCATCATTTGTAATTGAACCACTTAACCAATATTGGAATATTTCGGTTACATCTGCATTTATATCGGTAGTTTTATATGAGAAGTTTTGACTTGAACTTACATTGTTATACCAAACACCACCTCTACCAGCAAAAGAACCAGTTGAGTTAGGTGCAAATACAATAGCACCATTAACAATATTATCTACCCATCTATCTGATGAATCACCTTCTCTATAATTCCAAGTTACACCGGCGGTTTCAATTTCATCAAATCTCGTACCTTTACCCATTTCCCAAGAAGATGAAACAGGCCAAATATCAATTGTGAATTCTAAAGGTATTTCTTCAGATTCGGTTTCTCTCATTACTAAAGTTGCTTTCTCAAATCCAACACTACCAGCTGAAAGAGATGATGAGAATCCGTTGGTTTCGAATTTAAGAAGTGCTCTTGATACATCTTTGATACTACCATAGTAAACCTTACTAACCTCTAATACCTCATCTAAACCAGCGTTTTGGTCAGGTTGTTGTAAGTACACCGATGCATCTTTTGATGCTGTTAAAAAATAGTATGCCATTATCTTGCCCTCCCTTTAATATCCGAATCTGGAAATTTAACTTCGAAAACCGATGGGTCTAAAGATGGATATAAAATCTTATCTTTAATCGCCGCTTCTATATTGTATGAGTTTGGTGCGTACTGTCCACCACACTTATTTACAATTTTAAATTTTGGAACTGAACTTACACCATCAACATTTGCTACAATCAATTCTAATTCTGAAATATTAATTGTATTGTTGAAAGTAAAGTTATCTATGTTCATATAATCTTTTAATTCAGAAATACAATCAGCTACAACTTCCGATTTGTTATAGTTTTTAAGTGTGATAATTTCGAATTCAACACCAACATTAATAATAAATCCATCGTTGATATTAATACCATCAGTTAAAATTTTATACTCTGAAAGATATGTTTTTAAATTTTCTTTTATTGCTCTATTAAGAGTTGATAACTTTTTATCAGAATCATATCCTAACAAATAAAGATTTATAGCGAAAGGATTATTCTTTTCATTATCATTTGATGTTTTTCCTAATAGATATTTTTTTATTTCTTCTTGTACACTTTCTTTATTTGGTTCTTCCTCATCTGGCTTCTCCACAAAACTCATTACTAAATCAGTAAACTCTTGTAGAGCTTTTGGTGAAGCTAAAATAGATGATGGTGAGTTATTATCCAATGTACCATCTGCCGTAGCGTATGCTTTTGCAATCGAACCAAACTTAGTTGGCATCGATAATGCTCTTACTTGATAATCTTTAGCAGTTACTGCTCTATTCTGAGAACCGAAGTTTGCTAAAGCGTTTTGTCTAATCTCTTCGATTGTATCTCCACCTTTACCACCAGTTGCAGGAACTTCATTATCTACTGCGATAGAATTTTTAGCTGCATTATATAAACCTAATTGAGTTGAAGTGAATAGAGTTACATCTTCTTCATACTCAACATTATTTAGTTGTGTGATTGTTCCCTTCTTCACATTTGATTCTACACCACCACCAACTAAATACTTTACAGTCATTGTTGTGTTTGATGGAGATGAACCATATGTTTTTGTTTTTAAGAAGTTAGTTGGGTCAAATGATTCTTCTAATTTAGAAATAGAATTAGGTAATCCCAATCCAACATTTTTAAATGAAGGAATAATTGTTTCTTCACTAACTGTTGGGTCTCCTGCTCCGAATTGAATTTTAGTTGTACTATCTGGATTGATTTGTTTTACAAACCTACGAGATGTTTTAAGTGTATTTAGAATATAAGGAGTTGTTGATTTAAACTGATAAAGGTCTGGGTCATTGTTTTCAGTATTTGGATAATCAACAAATACCAGCTCTTGTGCTAAGTAAGGAACCTCATACCATTTGTTTCCGTCTGCATCTCTTACATCATAGATATCAATAATATTTGTATCGGATAATTCAATACTTTGGAACTCTTCATACGAACCAAATGTTACCTCTTCAGTTTTTATTTCAGCAGATATTGCTTGTACTAATTTTTTTACTAAATAAAAAGTTGCTTCTCCACTAACAGAATCAGTTTGGTATATTGAAATTTCTCTATCAGTTTCATCCGAAAAATCTACAACATCCTGTGTAATAAACTGAACACCATTTGTTGATTCAACTCTCATACCTTCTTTGATTCTTAATAAATAAGTTTCATCGTATGTGTTATTAGCACCAGTTCCAGTTGAAGGAACTAATTGGTAAACTGAAAGAGTTGTTACCGATGGTGATGTTACCTTTGGTTTATATCCTAAATATTGTGAAAGTGCTATCACATTCTCAATATCATCAGCATGAACCATTAATGATTCTTTTAGAGTATCATCAACATAATATGAAAGTGAATCACCAATAAATGATGCCATTTCAATGAATAACATACCTGGTGATGATTCGTTAAAATCAGAATATGTAGTTGGGAAATAAGTTTTAGAAAACTCAATAAGGTTATTTCTAAAATCATTAAAATCCTTATTAAGGTATTTTATATCCTTACCCTTATTCTTAAAGTTCTTTGATGTTTTTGTAATTGCCATATCTTATTATCCCTGTACAGTAAATGTTAAAGTTTCTAAATTGATATCATCTCCGATTCTAAATTTAATCGAAACATTAACTTTATTATTATCTCTTAGTTCATCAGTTGATTCAATATCAATTTCTTCTGCTGTAACATAAGGTAACCATTGTTCTAAACTTTCGTTTATAGTATCTTCTATTCTACCTTCTAAATCATCTACATTTGGTTCGAACAATAATGATTGTAACCCACTTCCAAATTCAGGTTGTAAAATACGTTCTCCCTTTTTAGTAAGTAGTAAATTTTTAATATTTGATTTAACTTGATTTTTGGTTAGAAAAGATTGTTCAAATGTATTCTCACCAAAAGTTAATGGTAAAGTGATACCAATAGCATAGTTTGAATATGCAGCGGTATCTTTAACAATTTTTCTACCAAGCTCAACAGCCATAATCTATATTACATTCCCGGTCTCCAAGGACCTTTCTTTTTATCAATCGCTTTCATTAAACCACTATAATCTCTATTTAGTGCTTTATCTAATCCAGCGTTTCCAGTCTGAACACCTAAACCTTGTTTTGGTGCCATATCTCCGTAACCCATTTGTTGTGCTATATTTGATGCACCTAATGTATGTGTATCATTTGAAGTGAAAGACATAGTTCTATAATCTTCACCAGCTGCTTGTCTTTGTTGTGCGTTAAAAGGTTGTGTTTGTGCCAAGACCTCATTTAGTGCAGGATTTTTACTAAATGTTTTTTGTGGTTGAACTGGTTCTTCCACTACATTTGAATCCATAAATGTTGGTTCTTTTGGTGTAATAGCTTCTTTAAGTTTTTTGTTTTCTTTCAATAACTTAGCCATTTCTTTCTTAACACCCTCTTTAACGAGTTTAGGAAGAATCACTTTGATTTCCTCCTTAACTATAATTTGTATTGCTTTTACTAATTTGTCTGTGTCCATTGTATAAAATGTTTTCCTTTCTATATAAATATTTGTTTTGGGTTTTTTCGTTTTTTACTCACACTTAGTACCACCCATTTTTATTTGTTCTTTAAAATCGTTAAGAATTTCATTAACATCCTCTTCACCAACATCATCTACCACATCCTCTGGTAGAGTTGAATCTACTACATTATCAAATCCAGTATCTCCACCCAATAAATCATTAATATCAACCTCTTGCTCTGGTATTGGGTCTGCTATACTACTTCCATCGTTTTGTTCTATTACAGGCGGTTCACTACCATCTTCAGATGGAAAGTTGATATTTGGAATTGGAATCACTGGTGGGATGAGATATCCAGTCCAAGATATAATACCAGGTGCAGGAACAGGTGATGGTGCGCCAGGATATAATGATGTAGTTTGTATAAATCCACCAATTGAAAATAAATGTACCACAGCTGCAAGTACAAACATATTAACCATTATGATTTGTTTTTGTGCAGGTTTGATTGGTGGATAGATTGGCCAAGTACCAACATTAGTTACAATGTTAGAATTTACTTGTATATTTTGTATCGAACCCGGTGCTGGTATGAGTGGAATTGGGAATGGATTCATTTGTGCTCCAGCCCAATACGCTTTTACTCCATTTCCAAATTCATTTACCAAAGAAAAATCAACACCCGGTGGAGTTGATAATCCTTTTAGTAATGCGGCTCTAAAAAGAGTTTTCATTATTTCCACATTACCAGTTTGAACCGATTCCAAATTAATAAAATCTTTTCCTCTTTTTACTGCGGCATCGTATTCGGTTGCCCAAATAGTTGCTACTTGATTTATATCCAAAGATGGATTTCTATTTGGATTAGTTTGCCTTAATATATTTCTTCTGAATAATCCCCAAGACATTTTATGTAAGTTTATCGGTAACGTCAGTAGCTTTACTAACTACATTACTAGCAGCATCAGTTACATTACCTACCGCATTTGTTACTCCACTCACCGCACCACCAATGGTATCAGTTACGTTACCTACCGCACCAGCTATTGTACCTGCTACATCTGGAATTGGTGGGATAGCTATTGTTGGTACTTCTGGTATCTCGGGTATTGGAGGTATTTTTGGTATTGGAGGTAGTTTTGGTATTTTCTTTTTCTCTTTTGGATTCTCTTCTAATTTCTTTTTTCTAAATTTTGGAAGAGGTGGTAATTGAGGTAAACGAATTTTAGGTAACTTCGGAAGTTCGGGCTTTTCAATCTTTGGTATTTTAGGAAGTTCTGGTAACTCTGTCGGAATTGAATTTACAATATCCTTTGCCGCACCAGTAACATTTGATATATCACTAACTACACCTTTTGCAGCATCAACTGCTCCACCTGCTATATCTTTAGCAGAACCTAATGTATTTTTTACATCACCAGCTAAACTCTTTATGTTCTTTATATCTGCCATTATTTTAATTGTACATGATTACTTAACATACTATTTAATTTACTATGTAATGCATTTATTTGAGGATTGTTTGTTGGGCCAGGTGATGTTGCTCCAGCTGGGGTTACAAATATTTGTTGAGCAACAATTGTCATAAATTCGGATAGTATCTCAACTAATGTTTCACCTTTTACTGCTGGTTCCAATTCACCATCAGTTCCTAATGCAACTACACCATTACCAATGTTCATATTAATATCTCTATTCTTTGTATCAAGGAATATACCAGCTTCAGTTGTAATATTAATTCCTTGAATTGCATCAATTGAAAATTGTCCATCGGTCATGAAACCGATATCTTTTTTTGCAACACCAATCATCTCAGCGTTTTTAGCTGAAAGGATTATTCTATCTGAATTAAGTAATATTTGATTTCCTCTAAGTTCGTTTGGATAGTTAAAGAAAGATTCTTTTTTATTTTTTATTGGTAAACTATAATTTAGTAACGAATTACCACTTCCCAAAAATATAATATTATTATCTTTATTTACATCTTCTTCGGTTGAAGCTCCTATTTCTTTACTTAGAGATTCCCCACCTTCACCATTTCTAATTGTAATCGTTGGGGAAAACTCATTATCACCATTATTATATCCACTAAATCTTATCGATTGTCCAAATCTACTTTCTAATAAAGTATCACCTTCATATAGTTTTAATTTGTGTATATTTGGTTGTGGTTCAAAATAATCACCCAATTTAGATAATTCAGTATTATCTTGAGTATTACTTCTACTAATTCCCGTATTTTGTACTTTACTATATTCTGCAGAAGATGCTACATCAGCCGCTTTTTCTTTTTTCTGGGTATCACTTATAGCTGATGTATCTGTGTTTACATTTGGTAGTGGTGAACCTATAATTCTTTCATAAGTAAACCCACCTGATTCTAACTTTATAATTCTAACTGTTTCATTTACTGTTGGTAAAGAAACGTTTCCTTTATTATATGGAAGTGCTATTGATAATGATTCATCTCTTTTATTTGGTTGAGTTGTTAATCTAAATTGAATAGCACCAATATATTTACTTTTTAATTGTTCTTCAACTTCTAAATCTTTAAGGATATCATCATCGGTATCTAAAATTACTTTATAGACAGTTGCCATTGAACCCTTATCTGTATTTCGAGTTGTTGAATTTTGGGTTGCTATTGCTAATCCGATGTTGTTAAACATTTTACTTTTCTATTTTTTGTTTTAGTTCTTCAACATCGGTTTCAATATCATCCATTCTACTAACTTCATCTTGAACTTGTTCAATTTCAGAAAGTAATTGTTCTCTTTCAGCTTCAGTAAGGAAACCAGTATCTCCTTCTGATTTTTGATTGGATGCGATAATTCTTTGTGCAATGGTTGCCAACTTAACCAATTGGTCATCATTACGAACCGATGTATCTATTAAATCTTTTATGATTGGACCTATAATTCCCATATCACCCTTATGAGAAATCATTTTTCGCATTTCATAAATTACATCTGAAATGTGTTTCTTTTTGTTGATTTGGTTATTGTAGATATCCTCAAACAACCCACTAAGGTTTTTGCCTGGAAATAATTCGAAATCTGTTGACATAATTAGTTTATCAATATTGTGTTCAATATATAAATATCAATAAACAAAAAAGTGTAGGATTATCTACCCTGCCCTCTATACGCCTTTTTGTAATTTCTACTATTTTTGGATTTAGAAGTTTTGCTCTTAGCGTGAACACCAGGTCTCTTCTTACTTTGAGAACGATATAACGAAATACCAAAACCTCCCTTTGCTTTTGCCATAATTTATTATTATATACCAATAAGTATATT